AGATCCCCCAGCATCACTTAAATAAATTTTCATTAGGTATTCATCATTACTAATATGGTTAGGGAATTTTCTAAATATATTTTTATCTTTAATATTGGAGCCTGGCTCGCCTTTCATTAGGTCTAATAATCTAACAGTGTTCCATGAAGGACATGCTTTTCCTGATCCCTTTTTTATTGTAACTTGATTATGTCCCGCAATTTTAATATTAGGAAATGCTTCACAAAAATATTCTATTAGTTTTTGGAAAGAATGTGATTGAGCGGCTGTGATATTAGGTTTAGTAGTGTTATTTAATTCAGAAAAAGTTCTAACTGGTGTTGAATTGAGAGTTCCTATCCAACTTATATTTATAGAGTTTTTATTTGTAAGTCTACCAAATGTTTCTGCTTCTTGGGAAACCCCATTATAAACTCCTGGGCCAAAATTAATTGGCTCAGGATAAACATTTAATGCACATCCATTACTTCCTCGTGTAGTTCTTATATTTACATTATAATTACACTTTCCATCACTATCTACACTAATATTATATCCGTGGCGTTTCCATCTTTTAGTATAATAAAAGAAATCAACTAATTCATATTGGTTTCTATATTTTGTGGCAGTAGTATGAATTATTAAATGTTTTATCCGAGGGCAATTCTCTGCATTTACTCCATCCCCTCTTAATCTTTCAATCATATCATTAACGGCTTTAGGGTCTAACAATATATCTTCAGCATTTTTAGCAGAACCCTTTCCAGGTTTTAAAAGAAGAGGATAATATTTTTCCATTTCTTTCATTGACTTACCCTGGATAAAATTTCGATAATCTCTTTTTCCCTTTAAATAATTTTGACCACCATCTGTTCGTAGTAACCAATCGCGATTTGTACTTTCTCCTGATTCATCAACAGGGTTTTCGGGTTCATCTTCATCATTTATTTCATTACCTTCTTCTTCACGTGGTGTTTCAGTTCCTGCTATTTCATAATTCTCCGCTGAGGCAAAATCTATGTTTCCTTCTTCCTGGGCCTCCGCTAAAGCTTCAAATACGGGATCATCCAGCATTTCATCAGAAAAATCATCTTTTGATGCTACTACTGGAGTTGTTTCAGTAACTGATGTTTGAGTTTGTGAAACACGTGGGTCATCAAATTCCATTTTCTGTATCTGTAATGTTGGTTCTGGGGTTGAATTTGGAATTGGTGCTGGTGGAGGGGTTTCTATTTGTTCTAAAGGATCTTTTATAGGTTCAAACGTAGATTTTGTTGAATCTGCATTAGTAGAAGCGGCATCTATAGGTAAACTAAGATTTTCACCTAAATATATAGAAGCAGCATCAAAAGTGACATTTTCAGACGTTCCCTCCCCTAAACTTAGGAT